GATGAGACTAAGCAAGCATTCCTTGAATTATATGACAAGGTTGATGCTGATGTAGATCTTGACAAGTTGGAGGGGTAGATGTATGATTAATGCATGGAGCTTGCTTTACGATGAACTTTATGGAGAAGATGAAATGACTGAGGATATAAAGATTACTACAGGAACTGGGAACACTATATTTAATGTTCCCGAAGATGTTGTGATTGAGGACATACCTGAAGTAGTAACTACTGGTGAAGCATCTGATGAAGTCCTTACCATAGATGGTGGCGATACTATCAATTTTGATGATTATCCAACTGCATTTACCACATTTGCTGATAATGATGATTCAATAGCTCATCATATTGGATTGAATACTGATCAATTTGTTAATTTTGATTTGGGAGTAGGGAACACGGCATATTCTGATACTCTGAATATTAGTGTGCCTGATGCTGATTATTTTGCAAGTATGGATGGTGTAGAACTTCCTACTCCTGGTATACAAAAAGATTGTAATAGAAAATATAAAGAAGATGAGTCCATCAAAGCTCTTCAGGATTATATTTCTACCACTTATGGTGGACATTATACTTCTGACAATAATAACGTCCAGACACTTGATCTTATTGAGTCCGTAGGAGATGCAGAATCATTCTGTCGTTCTAATGCAATCAAGTATCTAAGTCGTTACGACAAGAAGGGACAAGCAAAACGTGATATACTAAAAGCACTACATTATTCACTTCTACTGTATCATTTCAGTGGACAACTCAATGAAACTCCGACCCGTGGTTATGAAACTTTCTGATTCAACTCTTTCATTATTAAAAAACTTTTCGGCTATTAATCAGTCGATTCTTTTTAAACAAGGAACTAAACTTCGCACTATTAGTGTGATGAAAAATATTCTTGCAGAAGCAACTATTACTGAAGAATTGCCAAGAGATTTTGGCATTTATGATCTTAATCAATTTCTAAATGGATTGAGTTTGCATAATAGTCCTGATCTTGATTTTCAGGAAGATAATTATGTGGTAATTAAAGAAGGAAGATCAAGATCTAAGTATTTCTTTGCGGATCCGCAAGTAATTGTAACTCCACCAGATAAGACATTTCTTCTTCCTAGTGAAGATGTTACATTTGATTTGAGTACTGATCAATTAGATAAGTTACTTAAGGCAGCAGCAATATATCAACTTCCTGATTTATCTGTGGTTGGTGAAAACGGTGCTGTAAAACTTCTTGTAAGGGATAAGAAGAATGATACATCAAATGACTATTCTGTCACTGTAGGTGAGACTGATAAACAATTCTCATTTAATTTTAAGGTTGAAAATATTAAGATTCTTCCTGGCAATTATGAGGTTGTTGTATCATCAAAACTTTTATCTAGATTTGTTAGTAAAAATCAGGATTTAACATATTTTATTGCATTAGAACCAGATTCTACATTTGAATAATGAGAGATGAATTTCTCTGGGTCGAGAAGTATAGACCTCAAAAAATTGAAGATTGTATTTTACCAGAGCAAACCAAGAAGACCTTTCTTGATTTCCTAGATAAAGGTGAAGTGCCTAATTTACTTCTTGCTGGTCCTGCAGGATGTGGTAAGACTACAGTTGCTAAGGCACTTTGCAAGCAATTGGGGGTTGATGTCTATGTCATTAATGGGTCGGATGAAGGGCGTTTTCTTGACACTGTTAGGAATAATGCCAAGAACTTTGCGTCTACGGTATCTCTCACGAGTGAGTCGAAACATAAAGTTATCATCATCGACGAGGCAGACAATACCACTCCCGACGTACAACTCCTCCTTAGAGCATCTATTGAGGAGTTCTCAGGAAACTGCAGATTCATTTTCACTTGCAACTACAAAAATAAAATCATTGAACCCCTCCATTCGAGATGTGCTGTGGTTGAGTTTGGTATTCAGGGAAAACTTAAACAAGAAATCGCAGCAGCATTCTTCGGAAGATTAGTAGATATTTTAAAGCAAGAAAATATTGAGGCAGATAAGAAAGTCCTAGCAGAATTGATTAATAAACACTTCCCTGATTGGAGAAGAGTTCTTAATGAGTGTCAGAGATACTCGGTGGGAGGTAAGATAGATAGTGGTATACTTGCACATTTCAGTGACGTAAAAGTTAATGATCTCATTAAGAACCTCAAAGAGAAGAACTTTTCGGAAGTACGTAAATGGTGTGTCAATAACTTGGACAATGATCCTTCTGTATTATTGCGTCGCATTTACGATAGTCTTTACCAATCCCTTGTCCCTAGCACTATTCCTGCTGCCGTTCTTATTATTGCGAAGTATCAGTACCAAATAGCCTTTGTTGCAGACCAAGAGATAAATATGCTTGCATGTCTCACTGAGATTATGGTAGAATGTAAATTCAAATGAACTTAAAAGAAAAAATCTCTACAGCAAAAGAGAGAATTAAAGAGCTTCAGGTATTAATTGATGCATGGGAATCGACTTTACCTAAAAGAAAATTTGGTGAGAAAAATGATCATGTAGAACCTACCATTAAAACACCCAATGGTCCTATTAGTGAAACTCTAATGAGTGGAACATTGGGAGAATATTACAGTAAACCATTAAAGGAGAACAAATGATTTTAGTATTCATTATCGTAGGATTATTATTCTTTATTATGGGGTATGGATTGTACCTTACAATAGGACCAGGTAAGAAAGATTTAAGAGATCCTATTGATGAACATGCCAAGATGCATGAACTGGGTATTGCACATGGTCATGGGGGCAATAAAGGGGCATATGAGATGTCTGGAAAGTTGAATCATAGTCATGAGAATTGAGACTAGAGAGTCAATGGAGATGTTGTTTTGTGCAAGATGGAACTTGCCAACAGCAGCAAAACATTGTAGACTAACACAAAAGGAAATGAAGATCACTTTCAATGAGTATTGTAATTTTCATCCACCCACTTATACAAAGTTTGAAACCAATCTCCAATTGGAACTAAATTATGATAATCAGTGAAATAGATGCTGTATGGGCTGCTGATCAATTTATTAATTACTTTGAAAGATTTAGTACTATTGAAGATTATATTCGGGTAACTAAAGAAGCAGCAGTTAATGCAAGAGGTAAGTCCATAGTTTCTTTGAAGGATGAGTTCTTTAATGAGGATGTTCATCCTGAAGATATGGATTTTGAGGTGAGATTTGTTGGAGAGAGATTTCAACAGTCTGTACCTCAAGCATATTATCATGAACTTTTAACAGCAACTTCCTCTGCAATTATTGAAAAGAATATTCCTGGTAGAGAATTGCGTTGGATAGTATATGAAAAAAATAGTAAGAAGATAGTTGGATTTATTAGGTTTGGTTCTCCTACTATTAATTCTAAACCAAGGAATGAATATCTGGGACAACCAGCAAACCTTTCTATATTCAATCGTCATGCTGCAATGGGATTTGCGATTGTTCCTTCACAACCTTTTGGATATAATTGTTTGGGTGGGAAACTTCTTGCATTGATGTGTGTCTCCCATTTTGCAAGAGAGCATTTAAATAAGGTGTTTGATAAAGATATTGGATGGTTTGAGACTACTTCATTATATGGTTCTACAACATCTGCATCTCAATATGATGGTCTCAAACCTTTTATAAGATTTAGAGGATTGACGGATAGTAAGTTTCTTCCTTTACTTCACGATACAGCATTTCATATTCTTCATGATAGATTTACTTTAATTAATAATAATAATCCTGTAACTCCTAGTTATGTTTCATCTAAGAAAATGAAAAGACAAACTAAGATGATTGCTTGGACTAAGAATTCTTTAAAAGAACATGGTCAGACTGAGAAACTTGAGCATTTTAATGCTGTAATTAAGAATGCATTTACTCTTACTCAAAGGAAAAGGGCTTATACCTCCGATTATGGGTATGGAAATGTGAGGGAAGTCTTACTGGGTGAGCAAGATAAGTTAATACGTGGACCTAATTGGGATAAATTTTACCTAGATAACATTATATCGTGGTGGAAACGCAAAGCAGGTAAACGCTATGAGAAACTTAAAAAAGAAGGAAGGTTCAGAACTGAGGTCGAACTCTGGACAGAAGATGACAACATTCAAATAATAAGATGAATCCAGACGAAAATCCTTTCTGGGGTGAACCCACTCCCACTGATTTATGGCAAGATATGGACAAACTTAATCAACTTTATGAGGAACTTGGATGGGATCATATTGATTATCTAGAATTTAAAATTGAAGGTAATCACATCACTATTCGTAATAAATCGAGAGAGG